GGCGGCATGCAGCGCGATACCTGCAATGCCGCGAATTTCGGCCGTCGCGTTGTCGTTGTCGGACAACTTCATCTTTTTGGTCGCGGCTTCCTTGTAGAGAACCTGACCCGCCGTGATGGTGGCTCCGGCGATCGCTTGTTCGGTCGGGCCGCTGACCAACTTCACGTTGGCGGCGGTAACGGAAATATCAGCCATTTGTCTCTCCTTACTGGCTTGAGTTCGTTAAGGTCTCAGTGAGGCTTAAGGCGCGCCGACCTTCACGATGTTCGAATTGATCTCGATTGTCGCGTTGAGGTTGGAGATTGTGTTCGCTTCGCCGCCCGCCTCCTGGGACTGCATCACGAGGCCGATGAAATATCGCGTCGCGCCATTCGAAAGCAGGATTTTGAAAGCGTAGTTGTTCTTGTTCGACGGCTCTGCGGCCGCGAGCAAAGCAATCTGGCCTGCGTCATCTTCGAGGATCGCAAACACGTTCTGCATCGAGCCCGCGTTCGACGTGCCCTTCTGTTTTGCATCGCGTCCACGATTGATGAGCGCGGTCGTGATAAGCGCAGCGGCATCGCCGATCGCTCCCATCTGCGACCAGCCGTCGATCTCGGTCCAGCTCTCGCCGTTGAAACTCGCCTCGGTGAAGTCGGCGGCCTGAGAGGCTTTCACGCCACCGATGTAGATCTTACTGTCGGCAACCGGGTAAAGGTCGGACATCTCGTGCTCCTATTGTTCGTGGCAGTCGTAAGGAATCCGGACAGGGATGAACGACCATGCGCCGTCGATATTCATCTGCGTCCGGTACGGAAGCCGCCTTTTGGTGTGAACGACAAAGCCATCGCGGCTGAGGCTCTGATCCTTGAAGTGCTCGATGAGTGCAGCGGCAACTCGCCCAGGGGTTGCTTCGCCAGCACCAATCCCTTGAAAAACATCGACTTGGAGAAGCCCGGAATGAGTATTTGGGCCGGAGATAATTCTGGTAGTTTGCACCGGCAGATAGATCGCGCGCAGATAGCGCGAAGTCGGTGTCACAGGGTTCGGCGGCGTGAAGGCTTCGTTCGGTTTCGCAATCGTAATTACAGGCGACTGCGCTTCAGCGAAGGCTTTCAGATGGTTCAGAAGCGCAAGCGGGATTACGACCTCAACGGGATCGGCCATTGAATTCTCCTAAACCGATCAGCGAGAACGAAGCGGATGACCGCTTGAAAAAGGCGCTTGCAGTTCTTGGTGATGAGCCGGGCGAAACCGTTCCCGCAGACACAGCGCTTAAGGCGGCGCGAAAGATGCTATATCTATTATCGCTCGGCCTCATAGCGGCCGGCGTTAAACGCGAAGACGAGCCTTCAAATCCTGCTGCACACCGTTAACGACCGTCTGCCACTGCACCGCAGCCATATCGACCCAAGGTCTTCCCGCCATCTTTGACGTGCCGTCATGCACGAAGCCGGCATAGGCCGCGGTGTAGCCCGCATAAATCGTGTCGCCTGCCTGCGCGCTCGCGATTTGAACGGACACCTGACCGGCGTTCACTCCGTAGCGCTGCCCTTCAGCTGGCTCCGCAGATGGATCAATCTCAGGCATTTCCGAAAGCGACACCCGGACCGACGCCCGCAAGAAGCCCGTTTGCACCTTCACGAGATCGCCGGATATGTAGTCCGTAGCGATCCCAATCATGCGCTGCGTCGACTCGCGGAAGATCGCGGTCATGCGCTGCTCGGTTTCTCGCGCCCAATCCTCGATAGTTGCGGAGAAGCTTTTGCTCATCGCACCCCCGCAAGGAAATCGACTTTGATCTCGCGGAAGCAGCGGCAGCGGACGATCTCATTCGCTGGAGCTTCTGGATCACCGGGGTAACGAAGATGAACCCCGGCACCCGTCACGAACATCTGCCCGCGCTTTACAGTCTGCCCTTCCATTGACGAGTGGCTATCCCGAACATTTGCATCGCGTGCAGTGCGCCAGACCTCCGAAATCGCGTCACTCGTCAGAGCCCCTGATTG